CCAGTAATCAATCTGGTCGCCTCCTTTACAGTAAGTTGGCTTTCTGGAGATAACGCTGCGCCGCAGGACTGAGGTTATCAGGAACCTTGTCATTCTCAAGGATGGTTGCATCCAAACTGCGGATACCTTCCACGCCGGTTCTGAATGCTTCATCCAACGCATCCAAAGACTTTGCCAAGTCAAAATTGCGCTCTACCGGACGTTGTGAAGTGACGGGTGAAGCACCATAACCTTTACGGATCGGTTGGGCTTGTCCACGCTGCTGCGGTGCAACTTCCTCTTGCGGCTGGTATCCAGCGATTTGCATTTGTGCAGTTACCAAAGATTTTGTGAGTTGGCGATTTTCGGTCTGGACCAAAGTTTTTAGACCAGACAAACTCTTCTTCAATTCGCGGTTTTCACTGCGGAGAGAACGCACTTCTGCGATGAAATCATCCCGCATGTCAAAAATCGCTTCGGTCAATGACTTTACAAATTCATTGCCATCGACGAACTTCATTGCATCAGCCCCCAATGCTTTGCGTACTTGCTTGCGACGAACATTTTTCTTTTCGTCGTCTTTTTTGGCAGACTTGCGAGGTTTTTCGTCTTCTTCCTCGTCGCCACCCTCATCCAAATCGTCATCATCAGACATATCAGGGAAATCATCCTCTTCCCCTTCGTCGTCATCCGCAACATTGGATTTCTTGACTTTGCGACGTTTGTGGCCTTTTACCTTGACGTACTCTTCGGTGTCTTCGGGTAAATCCAAAGATTCGAGGTCACCTTCATCCAGGTCGTCATCATCGCTTAGCGGGTCGTATACTTCGTCACCGCGCGAATCCTCCCAACCATCATCGCCATCCCCATCTTCGTCATCGTTCACGAAGTCTTCAGGGCTGTCGGTCGCATCGTTGGTCTCATCTTCCCAATCTTCCAATTGGTCATTTGATTCCGCGTCTTCACGGTCAAATACCGCCATGTATTGCGTACCACTCTTACCTTTGCGGTTGGCTGCGTTTTTTTGACGCTTCGGGAGTGAGGTCCCGCCATTCGGGTTACTCGGCGCATTAACGACAGACTTTTTGAGTTCGCCTAAAACCAGCTTGTCAAAGTCTGATAACTGCGTTTGCGCAGACCGCTTTTGTGCTACTTTCGGCATCATTAATCCTCCTTTTTTAACAATCCACCACTTTGCATCATGTGGATCACCGCTTCCACTTCTGGCATCCGTCGCTTCTCACAAAACAAAAAATGGCGTATCGCTGTTTTAGCGTCGCCATTGATTTGTCCATCGTTTGTGATATGCGTACATTCAGGATGCCTCGTCTTGTACTCTTTCAAGTGATTGCGGATTATGTCATGCGGATGTCCGCGTGACTTCTGCTGAAGCCGTTCGATACCATTCATCGCCTTGACTATTGTTGATTGCCTACTAAGCGCGTATCTTGCACACCAAAGCGCTTGAGGCTCCGTCAGTCCATGCACATCCATAAAATATTGAATATCTTTATCAGTCCGGAATTCGCCAGTGTCATGGAAATACGGATTGTTGCTTTTGACTATCAAATCTCCCTTGCGTATGTCGATCATGGTACGTGCCCATTGCGCGATAGCGAAACGTCTTGCATCATGACTGCGAAACTCCACCATTGCCCCTGCGGCGAGTGATTTTGCGAAGTCTACAAACGTGCCGGGATGAACCGGTGTCGGTGTTAGCGCCACATTGCGGATAAACGCCTTCAGAATGCGTGTTGGGTCTTGTGGATCATATTGCTTCACAACACCCTCGATAGACATTCCATAGCGCCGTGGCCATCCAGCTTCCTTCAAGGCTTTCATCTGCGGGATAACCTTTTCAGTCATGAACTTTGTTTTGAGTGCCTTCCATTTGAGCCAGAAGCCCTGTGGCGTAATCTTACCTTCGAGTGGGATACCAATCAGGATTTCAGGGGAGTGGTCGTAATTTATCCATCCGCCTCCACCCGACGGGAGTCCTTTGCCCAGTAAGTAATCGATCTCAAGACCGTTAGGAATAACTTCCTCGCCCTGAAGATCACGTCCTGGTAGCGATGCAATCCCCTCAAAGATCCAATCGCCCTCATCGTTTTGTTCAGCTTTGACGATCTCGGCTCCAAAACGAAACAATTGTTCGCTCAAATCGTTATCACCACCTTTCGAGCAAGGGTTTTAAGGCACAAAAAAGACACCCCCACAACTCTCGGAGTGCCTTCGGGTTACTCTTCTTCGTTAGAATTCTTTCTCACGCGTCCCTTACGCTGTCCTGTAGTTGTTGTATGACTTGCAGGTGCTTGATTGCGCCTGCGCTCTTCCGTTATTCTCAGCGCCTTTTCGGGAAGTGATTCCTCATGTTCCTGCTCTTCATCACCATCAAAATCCTCTTCCAAACCCTCTTCTTGCACGGAACGCTCAACACCAAATGATTTAAGTATAGATGCGGTTACGTTATCCGTGTCCTCCGTGTTGTCTGCATAGAACCGAAACATGGTTTGCATTGCTTTTACTTCCGCTTCACTTGCTTCAATCTGTGCGTATCGAATTGCTTTGATTTTCACTCCAATTCCTCCTAATCATCGATTGAAAACATGACCTTGATGGACTTCGCAATTCCCGCTTTCTCTGCCGCAATTTTACCTGCTATCTTCGTTGCCGAATCCTTACTATGGCCTTGGCACATGAAATACTTCACAGCCCCACCAAAGCCACCTTTGAACGTGCCATCTGAGTTTTTGTAACGGTCGCATGATGATTTTGTGGACTTCTCCATCTTGTCTACCGTCTGTGCGTGTTGCTTCTCCTGAGCCAATATCTTGCGTATGCGATCAGCGTTTTTCTTATCGCCTTTACGCTCGTAGTAGCGAAGTTGCTTCTTGTATTCCTCAATTCCCTCTTTCTCATCCTGCTCGTCCGATTCAAGGAAATCAGGAGCGTCGATGGATTTGGAGAGAAGGAAAGACATCCATTGTTTATTCGTCCACATAAATATCACCTCCTTAAAACGAACATGAGAGATAGAGATTTATTTACGTCACCGACTATCTGTTTGGCGATGTCAAGCACATGTTCACCCGACCTCATGCGTTGCCACGCGCCTATACTAGGTGCCCACTTAAAACCACGACTCTTCAGCTTGTCTATCATTTCTCTGGATGGTTTATCATCAAAGAAAATCTGTACTCGGTTGTCATCCACATTATCATGAATCTTGCCACCATCAAACTCAAATTCACCCGATGATTGATTGCGATTCTTTTGTAACTGCTCAATCCGTTCTTTCATGCGTTTAATGTTGGCGTTATTGTTCTGCAACATATAAGCAGGGATGCCGACATTGCCCATGTAATCTGGTTTGAGCGCCGCTTGCGCAGTTGATTCCTTTAATCCAAGGTCAACCATCACTTGTACTTTCTGCTCATCTGTGAGGTTCTTCTTGCGTGCCACGGAATTGATTTTCTTGTACATTTCTTGCATCTTTTCTGCTTCGTCTATCTTGGATTGTAACTGTTGGGTGGCGTCAGAGTCATCCGAAGACACACGGCGTTTTGGGCTGTATTGATTCAATGTGCGTTCGAGGTTCTTTTTTGCCAAATCCACCTTTTCACTAGCGTTTCTCATGATTGCATCTGCTTTGTCTGGTCTTCCGCGATAATTAGCTCGTCCCGTTACCGTCCACGGTGGAGCGACTTCACGAGAGCGGATTTGTTCACGTACAAAATGCTCGTGAGCATCCGCTAAGCGTTTCAGTCCCCCCTTCACGTCCTCTGGCATTTCTTCAACCCCATAACGCTTGAGCTGATTCATCGCCTGAGCATGATCCAACTTAACTTGTTCGTTGTGTTGCTGATTTAGTTTGTCTGTAGTAGTGGGGAAGTGCGTCATGTTGTTGTAACGTGATTCGTCTTGTTCTGTGAATGGTCCGCTCACTTTCGGTTTCTCTTGTTTCGCTTTCTCTTTAGGCTCGTTTGTGACGCGTTCTGCGCGTCGTTGCTCAAGATATTTTCTATCTCTTTCTTGCGCTTCTTTGCGTAAACGATCCATTTCAGTATCATGAGTATCTTTCGGAATAAACCTAGTACCAGCTTGCTTTTTATCATGAATCATCACTTCATGAACACGATTGAAACGACGATCCCCGTCCACTTCTTTCAAGTCATAATATGGTTTGCCTTCGATGTGGTGAACCTTATCCACCTCGAACGTACCTGAACGATTTGCTTGATCCCCTGTGTAATGAATCTTTGTTCCGATTTTATGTTTTGGTTCTCTTTGCGGTCTTCCTTGTTCGGATTTATCAGGTCCTTCACTTTGCTCATGCTCCACATGATGTGCATGCGTCGCGCCTGTAATCTTCTCTATCACATGCGTAGGTATACCATGTCCGGCGAGAATCTTCCCTTTCGACTGTCCACCCTTTTCAGGTCTTACACCGTCAATCAGCAAGTGTCGTCCTTCTAGCGGGCCTTCTTTCACCGTCACCCAATGCGCATCACCATTGTCCACCTTGGCTTTGAGTGTACCTGAGAGTGCTTTTTCAATTATCGGAAGCACGAATTGCATGATTTCAACTCCTTACCATGGTTTCACAGCCATGTAATCTATGCCTAACCTTTGATGTCCGCCAACCCAATCCTCGCTTGTCTGCTTGTCCTTCATTTTGCTAACAAGCAATCGCATGACCTTTTCCGCTTCCTTGCCCTCAACCGCAACTTTGCTATTCTTGATGCTCACCTTGGCATTCGGAAGTGTTGCAACCCCACCCACCACCTTAAATTCGTAACCGGCATGACGCAGAATTGACCATACAATGTTCGGTGCGGGTGTATATGTCCTCAGAGCTTTCAGGAGACGTGGCATACCTACTCTAGGCACAAACACTCGCATTGTTATCTTGCCATCATATAGACGCAATACAGAGCCTTCGGGAGCAGTTGAAACGGACTCGACGGATACCTCTCCACTTGCTTCATGCCCCATTATCTTGCGATAGAGAGCATAGACATCCTGTTCCGCATTTCCTTGATTGTCGGCCGCTTGTTCCATCATGAATGGGTCTAGGTTTTTCTGCCGCCCCGCCGTATAGGCTTGTGGACTCATGGTTGTGCGTGCTTCGCCTGCATTGACGGACTTATTGACTCCGCCAGATACAAACTTCTTCATCAACGTATCCCATTTGGAATCTCCGAATCCGAGTTTATCCTTGAAATTATTTCGTGTGATTCCTTGTGTTTTTGTGAATGGTTGAAACGCAGGATAGAAATGATATGCCATCACATCCGCCATACGAGTGGCTAGGAACTCCACAGAGCCTTTTGAAGTCTGTAAGAAGTACCATTCACCCCATCCATCACTTGCACGCCACACAGAGCCTTTTGCGCCTTCTGCACGCTTTGACCATTGGGGTGTGTCAGGTCCCTCGTTCTTGTCTGACACGAAACCTCGATATGCTTTTTCGTAGGCTTTGATTAATGCACCATCAACTACTTTAAAATCGGCGCGTTCATCATCTTCCGTGAGGGCTTTATTCACTGTTTGTTCATCCCTTGTTACTTCTAGGATAGTTGCTATAATGCGCCGCGCAAAGGAACGATCCTTTTCTTTCTCTTTGTTGTCCAATTCGTCATACGGCACAAACATCTTTTTCCACGCTTCCGCATGGTCTGGGTCAATTTCACCAACCACACGTTCCACAAAGTTGATCCACTGTTCATGCACACGAGATGCAATCGCTTCGAGTAGCGGTCTGTCATTAACCCCGCCAAGAGTCGATGCATAGTCCATGAACTCGTCACGAAACAATTCCATGATGCTTTTCCCCTGCATGGCTTTTTCGCCTTCTTCACGCAAACTATCGAAAGTCATGAAAGACTTGTTCAATTTCCTTCGGTGCATCTCTTCATCCCAAACTCCTGCATCATGTTCACCCGTCGCCACATACGCATGTATGGACTTCTTCCCCGCGTGTTTATGTGCCAGTGTCCTATGGTATCCGTCTGCTATCTTGTATCCATCTGAAGTTTGCACCAATACGACAGGATCCATTTTCTCACCATCACGTATCGCTTGCGCAATGCCATTTACCTTATCTGTGTCACGCGCCCCACCAGGTCTACGGGCCATCTTGATGTCTTTGAGAGGGATATGTTTAACCTCTTCCCATCGCTCGTTGGGCACCCAATCAAGCAGGTCTGGTGGATAGTTTTGTTTGAGATAGTCATATACGTGTTGTGCGAGGGTTTTGTTAGTGCCTTTTAGTCCTTTTTCGATTCTTTCTTTTGTTCTTCCTCGTATTCCTTTAACATCATTGCGAAATCTGGAGTGTAATCCGAATCGTCCATAATCAGAGTTTTTTGGTTCAGTTCTGAAATTGGTGTGTATTTCTTGAGATTTTTTGAACCCATGTTGTTTTCTCCTTTCATAATAAAGCCCAGTTTTTTCGGACATTTTCATCCAAACTTCATGCATGTGAATTATATGCGACTCATCGACCGTTATTTTTTTGTTTTTCACAGCATCAAAAATTTTTCGTTCAATCTCTTCTGCTATTTTGTTCATAGTTGCGAAAAAATTATCTCGATTTTCTGACACGAAACCAATGGGTTTTCTAGCCACATAAACATATTTATCACTTACAGCTCGTATTTCTTTTATTTCAGTAAAGAGCATAATATCAATATCTTTTGGACTGAATGATTTGCCATTAGGATGATTATGTGTAAAAACAGACCCTTTTAATATTCCCATTTCATACGGTTCTTGCACACTAATTGAATCCTCGTAACCATCGTCTTCATTCCATAACAATTCACCTTTTATATTAAAAACGAAACCATTCTCAGTCGGGTAATTCTTTATCGAATATTCAATTTCGTGCATCAAATGCATTTTGCTTCTTTTATCTTCCCGCCAATACTCTTCAACCGCAAAAGATATGTCGTGTTTAGATTTTCTTTGATGTCCTTTAACCCATCCTTTATTAAGCAGGAACGCAATCCCCACATTCGACTTCGACACGTTGCCACTCTTCATGCGCTCGTAGATACTCATAACAAGCTGATAGAAGCGTTTCCCATCCGATGCAGACAATCCGTATTCTTTTTCAACTTGCGCCTTCGCTTGAGACCATAGACGCTCATCTCGTGGAGTTTTGACTACATTTGTCGGCATGGGACGGATGCTCCTTTCATCTAATCCTCGGCTCCGCCTTGTAGTCATACGGATTCCCGCCGCGATACCGCACAAGGATATGTCTGCACCTTGGATGAAGTGGTGTACACGCCCACCAATCCACTTTCTTGCGCCCCACATTCGATTTACCAGCCCACATATACTGATTCGCTTCTTGTTTTGTGGGATTCTCAATCGGCGTTGGATTGACGTAGAACACCTTACCCTCAAGAAGGTGCTTGCACTCATTACAAACCTTATCATCGCCAATCACAGGCACCACGACATGCTGACCTGCTAAATGCACCAACATTGCATTGTTATATGCCATGCTCATCTCGGTCACGGCTATAGTCTGGAAATGTTGACCATAGTTGTCCCATCGACCGCTAAGTGTATCTGCAAGCTGTTCTATGTCCCAACCTTCACGAATAGCTTGTACGACGTGCCAGCGTACATCCTCGCGCATTCCTTCTGCCCATTCACGCATTTTGGAACCGGCTGACTGTCTAGCCATCCACTCCATCATCTTGGTCGGTTCTTTTTGCTTTACAGCACGTTTGGAAGGTTGACCAGGTTTCTGCCGTGGAGGTTCGGGTACTTCAATCCATGGACCTTTATCCATGAGTTTGTCTTGGTGTTCCACTGTCCGTTTTGCGATGTCTATGCTATGCACGATGCGTGTTACGGTTTGGTCAATATCTATTGGGTCATCATCCGTTGCGTCTAAAATGTTCTCAAACGCTTCTTGGGATGGATTATTCATCACTTCTTTTATAATCATCCACACCGCAGTCATCCAACCGAGCGCAGATTTACTTACGGCACCAATGATACGTTCTTCCAGACGTTGCAGATTCGGGTCCGGCCAGCTATCTTCTGCTGTATCTTCCGCCAACTCTTTCAGTCGTTTTTCCCAATCTAGCCAGTCGGACACGAACCCTCACCCCTTATATCGATCCCGCGCACGATTTACCCAATGCCGATAATCCACTTTTCCACCATTCGAATTGCCATCCATCATTTATAGATTGGTCTGTAAACGCAAAAAAGCGGTCACCGACGCACATCGGACTGCACAGTTTCGTGCAATCGTCAATGCATCAGTGACCGCTCGCTATCGAGTAGGTCATGAATTACTCACCAAGAATTCGTTTCAGTTCGAGATATGCATGACGCAAGTGTTCTTTGTCACAGTAATAACCAAAACTATTTCGCCAAGG